AGCATTTGCCGATACAGATTTTGATGCAAGTTTTGTAACTACACTTCCATTACAATCTGATTGTTCTAATTCAGGTCTTCAACATTATTCAGCTATGATGTTAGATGAGATTGGTGGTAAAGCAACTAACCTAATTCCTTCTAATAAACCTGCTGATGTTTATTCTCTAGTCGCAAATAAAGTTGTGATGAAGTTAAGAGATATGCCAGATAGTGATTATGCGAAGAAATGGTTAGAGTATGGAGTAGACAGAAAGCTATGTAAAAAGCCAGTAATGTGTCTTCCTTATTCATTAACGATGTATTCTTGCAGACAATACTTACAAGACCATCTTGAAAGAGAACTGTCTGAACGACAAAAACAACACCCATTTGGTGATAAAATATTTCAAGCTACTCAATGGCTAACCCCAGTTGTTTGGAAAAGTATTAATGAAATCATTAAAGGTGCAAAAGAAATTATGGGATTTTTAAAAGATGTTTCTAGATTAGTTGCATCAGAAAATTTACCTGTAACTTGGACTTCACCTTTGGGACTTCCAATCTTTATGTCTTGCTACAAAAAGGAAAGCAAAAGAGTTAAGACAATGATGGGTGATAGTATTATTAAATTATCGTTAGCTTCAGAAACAAAGATAATTGATAAACGTAAAACTGCACAATCTATTTGTCCAAACTTTATTCATTCATTAGATGCTAGTGTTTTACAATTAGCAGTCGTTAAAGCAAATGAACTTGGAGTTGATACCTTTAGTTTAATTCACGATAGTTTTGGTGTGGTTGCACCTGATGTTAGGCTTATGGCTAAAGCATTGAGAGAAGCGTTCTGTGAAATTTATAGTCAAGATATATTGGCTAACTGGGCAATGGAAATGAAGCAAATGCTTTCTGACAAGAACAAGAAGAAATTTAAGCCAATTCCTGCAAAAGGAAACTTGGATTTAGAATTAGTTAAGCAATCCTTGTTTTTTTGTATTTAGATACTTGCACTACTGCAATTAAGTTCCCCTTATGGCTAACTAAACAATCAACCATAGGAGTAATCTATGTCAGAACAATCGCTAATAAGCATTGTAGGTGAGTTTGTATATCCTCACTTAAATAAACCTGATGTTCGTTTTAACGAAGCAGGAGAATACAAGGTAACATTAAAAGTACCTAAAAATGATGCAGTAGAAATGATGAAAATTATTGATACCGCAATTGAAGGTAGTGTTGCTGAAGCAGAAAAGTCTTCAGGTAAGAAAGTAAAACTTTCTCCAAGACCATACACAATTGAAGGAGACAATGTTTTCTTCAAATTTAAAATGAAAGCTACAGGTATCAATAGAAAGACTAAAGAACCATTTAGTCAAAGACCTGTAGTTTTAGACAGTCAAAAAAATCCAATGCCAAGTTCAGTAAGTATTTGGGGTGGAACAAAAGGTAAGATAGCTTACACATTGAGACCTTACTACGTACCTGCATTAGGTGCAGGAGTAACAGCTCAATTAAAAGCAGTTCAAATCCTAGAACTTGTTGAAGGCGGTTCTAAACAATTAGATTTATTTGATAAAGAAGACGGTTACGTCAGTCAGGAGAAAAATGAAGTACAAGCGACAGAAGTTCAAGCGAGTACAGATTTCTAAAGACGTAACTTTAAAATCTGGGTTGGAAGAAGTTATTTATAACTTTTTAAACACTAACAAATGTAAGTTTACATACGAAGGTATTAAAATCACTTACTTCCAACCTGCGATTAAAAAGACGTATACGCCTGATTTTCCAATTGATGGAAGTTTTATAGTCGAAACTAAAGGTGCATTTAATAGTGCTGACCGTAAGAAAATGAGACTAATTAAAACTCAAAATCCTAAATTGGATATTAGGTTTGTCTTTTCAAACGCACAAACAAGAATTGGTAAGAAGTCAAAAACTACTTACGCAAAGTGGTGTACGATGTTTGGTTTTCCATTCCATTGTATTCAATCTACTAAACAAAACTTTCCTAGCAGTTGGCTAGATGAAATTCATAACAAGCAAAAGGACTTAATAAGCAAATGAGACAGGAAACTAAATACATTGTGATACATTGTTCACAGACCAGACCATCTCAAAAAATTGGTGCTAAAGAAATAGATAGATGGCACAGAGAAAGAGGTTGGTTAAAAATTGGTTACGGTAAAGTAATCAAGAGAGACGGAACTGTAGAACAAGGTAGAGGTGATGATGATGTTCAAGCTCACGTCAAAGGTTACAATCATTGTGCCTATGGCATTTGTCTTGTTGGCGGAAGCGCTGAAGATGATGTCAATAAACCAGAAGATAATTTTACTGGTGAGCAGTTTGAAAGTCTTAAAAAAGTTCTTGAAGAATTAATTGAAAAATATCCTGATGCTCAAATAGTAGGTCACTATATGTTAGACGAAAGCAAAACTTGTCCTAACATTAATATAAGAGAATACTTACTACACGAAGATATTAAAGGTTATAAATTTCAAGATGGTTTGACTGACGATGCGGATTTAGCGGAGTTAGAAAATGAACCAAGAGAATAAGTTTCTCCATCACGCACCTTGTGAAAATTGTGGTAGCCGAGACAATTGCGCAGTCTATGAAGACCATTCGTATTGTTTCGGTTGTCACGACTACAAAAAATTAAATGGTGAATTACCACCAAAAGAAAAAGAAACAATAATTACAAATATGATTGATGGAATGTACGAAGCACTACCTAGTAGAAAACTAGATAGTGAAACTTGTGAAAAATTTAATTATCAAACAGGTAGCTATAACGGTAAGCCTGTTCATATCGCAAATTATTATGACAAGGATTATAATAAGGTTGCACAGAAATTAAGATTTCCTGACAAAACTTTTAAGTGGTTAGGTGACCCAAGTAAAATAACTTTATTTGGTCAGCAACTATGGAGAGATGGCGGTAAAACAATTATTTTAACTGAAGGTGAAATTGATTGTTTGTCAGTTTCTAAAGTTCAAAATAATAGATACCCAGTTGTTTCAGTTCCTTCAGGAGCTTCTTCCGCAAAGAAATATATTAAACAAGAATTAGAATGGCTTTCAAAATTTGAAAGTATTATTTTAATGTTTGATACTGATGAAGCAGGAACAAAAGCAAGTATTGAATGTGCCAATATACTTCCAGTTAAAAAAGTTAAGATAGCAAGACTACCTGCTAAAGACCCCAATGAATTATTACAAAAAGGTCAGGCTAGTAAGTTATATGATAGTATTTGGGAAGCTAAAGCCTACACACCACAGGGTATTATTGAAGGTGTTGATACTAAAGAACTCTTATTAAATGATGATTTTGTTGAAAGTGTTCCTTATCAATGGAATGGCTTAAATTCTAAACTTGGCGGTATTCGTAGAGGTGAGCTTGTTTTAATTACAGCAGGTTCAGGTACAGGTAAAAGCCAAGTCTGTAGAGAAATTGCTTATCACTTAATTAATCAAAAACAAAAAGTTGGTTACATAGCTTTAGAAGAAAGCGTTAAACGAAGTGTTAGAGGAATTGTATCAGTAGGATTAAATAAATTAATTCATTTACCACAAGTAAAAGAAAAATTAACAGAAGAAGAAATTGTAGCAGAGTGGAATAAAATAAAAGACTACGTTTGTTTCTACGACCACTTTGGTAGTTCAGACACAGAAGATTTGATGAACCGTATTAGATATATGGTTCAGTCATTAGATTGTAAGACAATCATACTTGACCACATTTCAATTGTTATTTCAGGTTTAGCTGACGGAGATGAGAGACGCTTAATTGATAACACTATGACCCAATTAAGAAAACTTGTTGAAGAAGTTAAATGTGCAATGTTTGTTGTGTCTCACTTGAAACGACCAGAAGGAAAACTTGGACACGAAGAAGGTGTTCAGACTTCGCTATCTCATTTGAGAGGTAGCCATTCATTAGCACAATTATCAGATGCAGTAATTGGTTTTGAAAGAAACCAACAAGATGAAATTTCAAACAATGTAATGACTGCTAGAGTTTTAAAGAATAGATTTTCTGGTGATACAGGAATTGCTTGTTCTCTTATTTACAATAAGGAAACAGGTCGTCTATCAGAAGGTGACTTTGATGAATG